GGGGGAGGGGATACCGGGGTCGCGGTCGACCGAAGGTGACGCCGGCTGCGGTGGATCGGCCCGCGCCGGGACCCACGCCGGGTCCCCTCTCCCCGATATCGAAGCCCTACTACGCCGTCACGGTGAGTTCCTCACGTGAGGTTCCTCGTCGCCTACTACGCCGCGCTCGGCCTGCTCCTGCTCGCGATCGTGCTGGGCGACGTCGCCAGGTGGTCGAGGCGCCGATGAGCCCGCCGGTGAGGTTGGAGCTCCGCAAGTGGGCGACGGCCGGCGACGAGGTGCTCTTCCACATCTACGTGGGGGAGCGGCGCGTCGGTTCTGGCGCGATGCGCTCGCGGGAATGGTTCGAGGTCGAGCGCGGCAACTTCGCGGTCGGGTTCGTCCGCCAGGGCATCGCGGTGAGCCGGGAGGCGAGCGCATGAGCGCCGAGGTGATCCCGATCGCGGGGGAGCTCCCGGTCCGCACCTACATGCGCCGCTACCTCGGGGAGCCTCGGACGGGGTTGTGCACCGACGAGGAACTGATCGAGGTCGCCCGGCGTGCCGCGGTGATGTTCCGCACGACCTTCGCCGGCGCCGACCTGATCCCCATCGTCGAGGCCGTCAAGGGTTGGGGCATCCACGTCGAGGTCGGTCCGTCTGAGGTCGAGGTTGCCCCCAACGCATCGTCGCCTCCCGTTGGCGGGCCGGCCTCGGCTCCACCGCACCGCCCGCTCGGATGGCGGTATCAGGCCACGCCGGCGCCGCCCACGATCGACCCGACCGAACTGCTCGACTTCGAGCGCGATCACCCGCACGACACGGTCGCCAAGTGGCGCCAGGTCCGGGCGCTGTTCGGCCGGGCCCGCCCCGCCTACATGACGCGCCTGTGGGCCGTGTGCGAGACGCCCGAGGCCAAGGCGAGCCATCCGGACGTCGTCGCCCGGGTGATGAGCCGGCGCGACGAGCTCCGGGCCCGTCGCGACCATCCTGCGGGGCACGGGCGATGACGGCGCTCGCCACGGTCGAGCGGACCGACGACGAGCTCAACACGCTCGGGCGCAACCTCGTCGCCTCGGGATGCTTCCCCGACACCTCAACCGCGGCTCAGGCGGTCGTCAAGATGCTCGCCGGCGCCGAGCTCGGCCTGGGCCCGATCGACGCGATGCGCTCGTTCCACGTGCTCACCGACGGGAAGATCGCGCCCTCGGCGGCGTTGCTCGCCCGCGCCGTGAAGGCGCACCCGCGCTACCACTACACGGTCGCCGAATTCACCGACGAGGCGTGCGAGCTCGTGTTCTGGGAGGACGGCGACGAGTCGGGCACGAGCCGATACACCCTCGACGATGCCCGACGCGCCGGCCTGATCCGTGACAAGTCGGCATGGGTGAAGCAACCGCGCAACATGCTGTTCAACCGGGCGATCACGAACGGCGTGGCATGGTTCGCGCCCGATGTGCTCACCCCTGTGGGATCGGGGGCCTCGGCGTGGTCAGTCTCCGTGTCACGCGAGCCCGAGGCGGTCGTGGACGCCGCTCCCGATCCCGACCCGTCCGGTGACGTCGGGCATTCCACCGACGCCCCGGTCGAGGCCGAACCCGACGAGGCACCCGCGTATGGGGAAGGCGCGAGTGGCTCCGAGGGGGAGGCCGAACCGGATGCGCCCGCGGGCGGGGACAGCGATCCCACGCCCGCGGCCGCGCCGGCCCACGACGGACCCCACGACTGGCAGCCGTCGACGACGATGCCCGGTCACGACTACTGCGGCTTCCCCGACTGCCTGGCGACACGGAGGGGGTAGCGGTGGGCTCGTTGGAGTCGTGGTTGTTCCTGCTCGCGTGCTGGTTCCTGGCGATCCACGTCGTGCTCGTGTGCCTGCGGGTGTCGTTCCGCCCTCGTCCGCCGCGGGTCGACCGGATGGCCGAGACGTGGATCGAGCGTGAGCGTCTGCGGAGCTTGCGTGATCGGGACGGCGTCCGATGATGACCCGCGAGGTCGCGGCCGCGGTCGAGGACGACGAGAACCTGACGCTCGCCCACGAGTGGGGCTTCCCGGTGATCGCGGTCGGCTACTTCGCGGCCGACGACTCCGACGTCGTGTGCGTGCACCGCCTCGACGACCTGATCGGGGCACGCATGTGCGCGAAGGCGCTCCGCGAAGAGCGATGAGCGACAGGATCGAGCTCGGCGACGAACCGTGGAAGGCGATCCCTCGGCGCATCCTGCGCGACCCGAACCTGTCGCCTCGGGCCAAGGGCGGGCTCGTGTCGCTCCTGTCCCACGACGAGGGGTGGGTCCGCTCTGTGATCGGCACGCTCATGCGTGAGAACGATTGCGGCCGCGACCAGGCGCGGGCGATCGTGCGCGAGCTCGTCGATGCGGGGTACGCGGAGCAGTCGCAGGAGCGCGGCGCCGGCGGGCGGTTCCGCACGGCTTACATCGTGCACGCGCAGGCACGCCCACCCGCAGGTTCGAGGGCCTCAACCCGGCGTCCACGGGCTACTGGTACACCGTCGACGGTTCCACCGGGGGCGGTGTTCCCGTCGACAGTAGTAGAACCCACGGACGTAGAACCCACGGACGTGCTTCAAACCCTTGCGCCGAGCAAGTCGGCGCGAGAACGCGACCCGCTGTGGGACGTGCTCGTCGAGTGCTACGGCGAGCCGATGCGTAAGGCCAAGGGCGCGTGGAACAGCGCGGTCGGGGACCTGCGCGAGGTCGGCGCCGATCCCGACGAGCTCCGGGCGTTCATCCTGGCGTGCCGCGACACCGACAAGGCGTGGGCCACGGTGACTCCGACGGCCGCCGCGAAACACTTCGGCCAACGCAAGCTGCTAACCCGGCGCGCCGACGACCTGCGGGCCCGTGCCGAGAGGCTCATGGCGTGAAGCGGACGGCCGCGCTCGACGCCGCGTCGACCCTGGGCCGCATGTTCGGCGCCGGTGCCGATCGGGTGGCCGAGCTCGCCTCGTGGATCGAGCGGCAGATGTCGTGCGAGTCGTGCCTGGCCGATGCGGTCGCCGAACTGCTCAAGCGCCTCGAACGGTTCCCCGCGCCGAAACAGGTGCTCGCGGCGTACCTCGACGTGAACCAGACGGCGGCCCACGCGGCTCACATGACGACGTCGGCGCGCCAGGTCGAGGTCGGGCGGATCGAGGCGTTCTGGCGTCAAGAGGCGCCGCGGCTGATCGCGGCCCACGTGGACACCGATGCGCTCGCCTCGTGGATCGCGGCCGAGATGTGGGCATCGGGGACGGTCGAGGCGACGTCCGATGCGGTCGTGGCCGAGCTCGACGAGGGGCGCTCGGTGTTCGTCATCACGGCGCGGAGCCGGTCGGCCAAGAGCGGCGATCCAACGCCCGAGCAGGTCGGCGAGATGTTCTGGGCGGCGCGCCAGGCCGCCACGATCCCGCTGATCGAGCTCGACGAGGCCACGTGGAACGACCGCGTGGAGCGGATCGGGCAGGCGATGTCGTGGGGGCCGGCGTGAGTACGGCGGTGAAGCGTCGAGGCCGACCCCGCGCCGAGCACGATCGCAAGGTGACGCGGCGCGGCTACGTGCTGGTCCGCACCGACGCGGGGTGGGAATACGAACACCGGCTCGTGATGGCCGCGGCGATCGGCCGCCCGCTCGATCGGCGCGACCGGGTTCGTCACCTCAATGGCGATCCGGCGGACAACCGACCTGAGAACCTCGAATTGGACGGAGCGTGCCCCAACTGCGGGGCCGTTCTCGGGTTTTCTCGACACATACAAGAAATGCAGGGGGGTCGGCGCGACCGGGGACACCGACCGGGCAAACAGCGGCCCGGCCAGGCGCGCCTATGGCGGGGCGCCCCATGAGCACCGCGCCGGTGATCCAGACGTTCGGCCCGTGCCGCTGCTGGCATCCGGAATGCTCGGAGCTCGGTACGAAGCTCATGCGTCCGCTCAAGGGGGATCGGGTCGGGCACCTCGTCTCGTGTCAATGCCCGCGGCACCGCAACGCCGCGAACCGGCGTAGGGGCGCCCAGGCGGAGCAACGGCGACACGAGGGGCTCGGCGGAACGGGCAAGGCTCCCGTCGACGAGCTCCGCACGTCCTACTCGATCAACGTCACGACCCAGGACAAGGCCGGCGCGCAGGTCCCGGCGTCGTTCGAGGCGTTCGTGGGCTCCGTGTGGTTCGGCAAGGCGCTCCGACAGGCCGAGGCGAAGATGGCGATCGGCTTCGACGCGCTCCCGGCCGTCTACGTCGAGCCGCCCTCCGGTGGCCGATGGCTCGTGGTCAAGGTGCCGGCGCGGGGGTTGCGGTGAGCGATTCACCGTTTATGAGCACCACCGGTCCAGCTGACGCGCCCGGGCTGCTCCTAGCCCGCGAGTGGCGGGACAAGGCCGAGGAATACCGTGCCGAACGTGATCGGCTGCTGCGCGCTGCGCTGGCCGGACTGTACGTGCACGTGACGGCGCCCGCTCCGGGCCATCGCGAGTGTTCGTGTGCCGCTATGGCGCGGATCGCCCTGTCGCCTGGGGGGGTGATGCCGCTAGACGCCTCCGCCTGACTCGACCGCCCTCACGGTGGGCGGCAACGGCCGACGGAAGGATCGAACCCATGACGACACGACGCCTGATCGTGACCTTGTTCTGCACAGCCGCGATCGCCACCTCTTCGGGGGGGAGCGCGATCGCGGCGGGCACCGGCTCAGAAAGAACGGGCACCGTGCGAGTGATGTACCCGAAGGCGAAGGACCCAAACGCCGGCCGCTGGAACGGCCCATGTAGCGGATGGCGCTACGGGGAGTTTCACGAAACGGTGGAGCGGATGCGCCGATTGACGGCCTGCGTGTTCGGCCAGATCGCGCCGACCGAGGTGGACACGGCGCTCTACGTCGTTGGTCGCGAGAGCGGCTTCTTCTCGCACGCATACAACGCCTCGGGGTGTGCCGGCCTCATGCAACACATGCTCCGCTACTGGCCGGGGCGGGTGGCCTCGGTAGATAAGCCTTGGTTCCGGAGGTGGTTCAACCGAGGATGGGGCGACGTGTACGACCCGATGATGAACCTGCTCGTCGGGGCGATCATGGTCCGCAACGATGGATGGGGCGCATGGTCGACCGCCTGATAGTGCCGAAGAACGCGCTCCATGGGCGCTCCGTCGAAGCCCGGTTCCGGTTCTACGCGGACCGGCGCGGGCCAGACGAGTGTTGGCCTTGGGTCGGGCAGCGTAGCGCGAACGGCTACGGCTATCTGTCCGTCGGAGGCCGCAAGGTCGTAGCGAGCCGCGTCTGCTGGGAGCTGGTTCACGGCCCGATCCCTGTCGGACTCCACGTATGCCATCGGTGCGACAACCCACCGTGTGTGAACCCGGGGCATCTGTTCCTGGGCACCCCTCGCGATAACAGCGAGGACATGCGGCGGAAGGGGCGAGGCTCCCCGCCGCCGGTCCGGCGCGGCGCGGCCAACAGCAAGACGAAGCTCTCGGACGAGCAGGTGGCGGCGATCCGGCGACGGTGGGCAGCGGGTGGCATCACCAAGACCGCACTCGCCAGCCAGTTCGGTGTTCACCGGAGCCGCGTGTTCCAGCTCGTGAATCGTAAGGATTCCCGGTGATGGTTGGCTTGTCGGTCCTGTGCCCCGCATGTGCTCGGCGTGAGGTCGACACCGTCTCGGGGTTCTGCTCCGTGTGCGTGGTCGAGCAGGCCGCCGAACGGTACGCCCGCGACGATCAGGCCAGGGCGGAAGCGCGGATCGAGCGTTGGCGCCGCGAACGCGCCGCGACCCGCGTAGATGCGCGCCTGGCGACGCTCCGCCAACGTCGCAAGCGCCTATCGAAGCTGATCCAGCCGCGCCGACCCGCGACCCTGCTCGACCCCTGGGACATCGCCGCGGCCGCGATCGCCGAGGCGCGCCGCTTGCAGAAGCGGTACGCGGCGTCGCGCCCCGAGCTCGACGACATCGTCGAGGCGATCCGGCGCCTGGCCTGGGGCCTGGGCGATGACGAACCCGTGCCGGCGCATCGTCGGCGCAGGGTGCACGTGATGGACGGTCAATTGAGCCTGTGGGACGAACTAGCGGAGGTGGTCGCGGCATGACGGACGATCAGAACCAACCCGAGGGGCAACCGTGGCAGGAGAACCCCGGCTTGAGCCGACCGGGTGAGCCGGCGTTCGCGTTCGGCGAGCTTGAGATCGCGCCCGGCGTGAAGATGGTCGCGCTCGTGATCAACGCGGGCGGCGTACAGATGCAGATCGTGCTCCGAGCGGACCTGGCACTCAACGTGGCCCGTCTGCTCGACGAGCAGGCCAAGCGCACACGATCGGGCCTCGTGATCGCGGGCAACGGGAACATGCCGCCGGTCGGGGACATCCTCGGGAAGGGGCGCGGTTGACCCGCCTCACCGAAGGAACAGAGAAGTGAGCTGGATGGAAGGGCCGTTGGTTCATGCGTTCCCCAACGGAACGGTGGCCGTGAAGATGCACAAGCGTAAGCGGCTGACGATGGTCGTTGCCCGCGAGGACCTGGAAGAGGTGCTGGTTGAACGCATCGAGGCACTCGAACACGAGAACCGCGTCCTTCGCCGCAGGATTTCGGAGCTGACCCAATGACCGCGCTATGGCACTTGCGCCGCGTCTGGTTCTGGCGCAGGGACTGCCGAGGATGCGGTGAGAAGTGCGCGGGCGACTGGTATGCGGACGGTCCCATCTGCTCCTGCTGTCGGCGGTTGCTGGCTTCCTATCGAGGAGCGGCGGGTACGTTCTCGCACCTGCCCGCACCGACCGTCTGGACGAGTTCCGATGACTAGACGGCTCACCGAAGGAACAGAGAAGTGAGCCCGCTTGCCATCTTTCCCTGCGCGTACTGCGGGAAGCGGGACCGCATCCACGTCTCCACCATCTACGCGGAGTGTTGGGACTGCTGGCTCGCCATCACGGGCGGCCGGACCCGCCGCTTCGGCCGTCGCTGGCTCCTTCGGCGCTGGTTCGGGAGGAACCCATGACCACTGAACGGATACGTGAGGCGATCGAGCAGCTTGGGACGGGGCTCACCGACGAGGACTACGACGCCGGGCGCTCCGAATCCGAGGTTGACGACGAACTGCGCTCCGCCGCCCTCGCTGAACTCGACCGTCTAGAGAAGGTTGTAGAGGCGCTGAGGGAGATTCAAGCGACGCACAAGGCTCGCGGCTACTGCCTGTGGGCGCAGGACATCGCTGAGGCCGCCCTCTCCGACCTAGAAGCTACCGAGGAGGAGTAGATGGCAACGCCGATGCAAGTCGTCTGTGAAATCTGCGCGGACTCGAACTACCGGGAGGACTTCCCGCCGAGGACGAGACCCGTTCATGCGACCGCTCATGACCTTGCCGACATGCTCGTACATCACGCCGGGCTCCACGACGACCTGGGCCGCGTGGACTTCACGGTTTCGGTGGCTACCGAGGAGGAGACACGGCGTGCCGCGGCTCGTCGGCTGACGCAGCTATCGCAGGAGGTGGAAGGTGGCTACCGCTAGGTCGATGGATGACGCACGGATCGTGAGACTGCATAACCCGTCAGACTTGGCGGCGAACGCAGCACCGATCGCGTCCTGTCTCCTCTGCGGGCATGAGCAACCGCTGGCGGTCTACCGAGAAGGAACGACCACGGGTGTCTGCTCGGAGTGCCGCGACCTCGCGGCTCCGAACCGAGGGCCTTGCAGCCCCGCCCGCGACTGTGCCTGCTGGCATCGGTCGGTGTATCGATGACCGATGACGAACAGATCGTGAGGGAGGCGATGGGGCTGCTCGACGGCCGGGGGCGACTCTGCAACCTCGCGGACGAACCCGCGACCGAAACGGCGACGCCGACCTCGTTGCCGCACGTAGGTCCCCAAGCCCCGCTCACCCCCGCAACCCCCGACGAGGAAGCGACAGCACGCATCCTGGCCAGTCTAGCGGAAGTAGAGCGGGAACTCGCGCTAACGAAGGAGCGCCGCCGCGACGACCTCAGCCGGGAACGTGAACTGCAAGGTCAGGTCGAGCGTCTGATCGGGCTGCTCGATGCGGCTGGCAAGCGTCTAGCGGAAGTAGAGCGGGAACGTGACGAACGGGACCGTGCCGTAGCGGACGCGGCCATCGTGATCCGTGACCTCAAGGCCGAACGGGACCGCTACCGCTCCATCGACGCAGACGACCTGTTGGATCAGCTTCGCGCCACGTTCGATGCATGGACGTACGCGGCCCGCGGCGCCCTATCAAACGAAGGAGGGTAACCCGTGATCAACACCGGCAACGATCGCGTCGAGGTGTACGAAGATGCCGAGGGTATGTGGCGATGGCGGCGCATCGACGGCGACAACGGCAAGATCGTGAGCGTGAGCGGCGAGGGCTACACCGATCGCGGGTACTGCATCGACGCGGCGATGGCGTACAACCGGCTACCGGGGTCGAGGACGAATGTGCGGTGGGATCAGTTCCTCTCGGTCGAGGGTGATCGGTGAGGCCGAAGCGCCCGTGCCTCCGATGCGGCACCCCTACCCTCGGGCGCTACTGCTCACGGTGCGCGGTGCTCGCCCCGCCGGCCAACCGATCGTGGTCCGAGATGAAGCGTCGGCGTAGCGTGGTCGCGGCGTGGGTCGCGGCGAACGGGTGGGTCTGCCCGGGCTGGCGCACCCCACCTCACCCCTCGACCGACCTCACCGCGGACCATGTGATACCCCGCGCAGATGGTGGCGAGGCGGGCCCGCTCCGGGTTCTGTGCCGATCGTGCAACAGCCGGCGCGGGGTAGGGGGGGGTGGGGTCGGCGTCGAGAATTCACACGCGCAGCCGCTGCACCCCGCACCTCGCCGGGAAGAAAAGCTCGGGCCCGACCTCGGCGGCGCGGCGTGAGCTCGGCGGCCTCGATCACCGTGCGCCGGCGCGGCCGGCCGAAGGGGTACAACCTCGCCGCGTTCGCCCGGTTCGTGACGACGCTCGTGCCCGACACGGGCGGCCACATGCGGCTCGAACCGTTCGAGCGCCGGATGCTCCGCGAGTTCTTCGCCGGCGCCACCGAGACGGTGATCATCATCCCGAAGAAGAACGGCAAGACGACGTTGCTCGCCGCGCTCGCCCTGTTCCACCTGCTCGTATGGCCCGACGCCGAGTGTGTGATCGGGGCAAGCTCGCGGGATCAGGCGACGATCCTGTTCACCCAGGCCGCCGGCCTCGTCGACCGGTCCGGGCTCGGGCACCTGTTCGACGTGAAGGGCGGCTACCGCCAGATCAGGCTCCGGGCGAACCCGGCGGCCCGCCTGCGGGTTCTGGCCGCCGACGCGAACACCGCCGACGGCGTGATCCCAACGTTGGCGCTCGTCGATGAGCTTCACCGGCACCCGAGCGCCGAGCTCTACGGCGTGTTCCGCGACGGCCTGGGCCCGCGTGACGGGCAGATGCTCACGATCAGCACCGCCGGCGCCACGCTCGACTCGCCGCTCGGGGTGCTCCGCACCTCGGCGCATCGCCTGCGCCGATTCGAGCGTGACGAGCGCGCCAAGTGGACCCACGCCGTGAGCGATGACGGGACGTTCGTGCTTCACGAATGGGCGCTCGCGCCCGACGACGACCCGCACGACCTGGCGCTCGTCAAGCGCGCCAACCCCGCGTCGTGGCAGACGGTGCGCCGGCTCCGAGCTCGGCACGACTCGCCCTCGACGACGCCGTGGCAATGGCTCCGGTTCGCCTGCGGCGTGTGGACCGAGGGCGAGGAACCGTGGATCGACCCGCGGGCGTGGGATCGCCTCGGCGTCGAGGCGCCGGCGGTCGCCGAGGGCTCGCCCGTGTGGCTCGCGGTCGACCTGGGGGTTCGCCACGACACGACCGCGATCGTGGTCGCCGGCCTGCCCGAGGCGCGCTCCGACGGCCGGATCGGCACCGCGGCCGTGATCCTGGCGCCGGGCGACACCGGGTTGGCGATCGCCCGCGTCGAGGCGACGCTGCGCGAGCTCGCCGGCCGCTACACGGTGCACGGCGTGGCCTATGACCCATGGTCGTTCCGGCGCTCCGCCGAGCTCCTGGGCGACGAGGGGTTGGAGATGGTCGAATTCCCGCAGTCGCCCGAGCGGATGTCGATCGCGAGCGCGGCGCTGTATCGGCTGATCGAGACGGAGGGGTTGGCTCACGACGGGGACCCGGTGCTCCGGGCCCAGGTGCTCGCCGGCGTGACCAAGGAAACCGAGCGCGGATGGCGGTTGCAGAAAGACCCGCGGTCGAAGCGACCGATCGACGCGTTGATCGCGCTCACGATGGCGGCGTACATGGCGAGCTCGAACGAGCGCCCGACGATGCCGCTCGTCGCGTTCGTCTAGACTCGGTGTTCCCAGGCGTTCAATAGCTCCGCGCCGCCGGCGTGCTCGCGGGGTGGGGCAGCGCCCAAGAGCGCCGGCACCTCGTGACCTCGCACGCATCATCGGGTCGTGGCCTTGTTCCGCCGCGCACCGCGTGAACACCTCGAAGAGCGGTACTCGTTCGCCGATTGGATGGCGGACCTACTCGTGTATGGCGGCAACGGCTACGCCGCGGCGCCTCGACAGACGCTCACCGGCTCCGACGAGCGGATCGAGGGAAACTTCGCCGGGCTCGTGCACGCGGCGTACAAGAACAACGGCGTCATCTTCGCGTGCATCCTCGTGCGACAATTGCTCTTCTCCGAGGCGCGGTTCCAGTTCCAGCGGATCAGGGCGGGCCGGCCCGGGGACCTGTTCGGTACGCCCGCGCTCGACCCGCTCGAGACGCCGTGGCGGGGCGGGACCACCGGCGACCTGCTCACCCGGATGGAACAGGATGGCTCGATCGCCGGCAACGCGTTCATCCGCCGCAACGGCTCGCGGCTCGAGCGCCTGCGGCCGGATTGGGTGACGATCGTCGTCGGCTCGCGCAACGCGAACGCCCAGGTGTGGGACCTCGACACCGAGGTGATCGGCTACGTGTATCAGCCGGGCGGCCCGAGCGGTGGGCGTGAGCCGATCGCGCTGCTCGCCGAGACGGTCGCGCACTACGCGCCGATCCCTGACCCGGTGTCGCCGTTCCGCGGGATGTCGTGGCTCCAAGCCGTGATCACCGAGACGGAGGCCGACTCCGCGGCGACCGAGCATAAGCGGGCGTTCTTCGCCAACGGCGCGACCGTGAATCAGGCGATCGTGCTCGATCCGACCGTGACCAAGGAGATGTTCGAGTACTTCAAGGACAAGTTCAACGAAGAGCACCAGGGCGTGACCAACGCGTACAAGACGGTGTTCCTCGGTGGCGGCGCCGACCTCAAGGTGCTCGGCTCGACGATGCAACAGATGGAATTCAAACAGACCCAGGGCGCCGGCGAGACGAGGATCGCGGCGGCCGCGGGCGTTCCGCCGGTGATCGTCGGCCTGTCGGAGGGGTTGCAGGCCGCGACGTACTCGAACTACGGGCAGGCCCGCCGGCGTTTCGCCGACGGGACCATGCGCCCGCTGTGGCGGCAGGCGTGCGGGGCGCTCGCGACGATCATCGACGTGCCCGCCGATGCGCGGTTGTGGTACGACGCCCGCGACATCGCGTTCTTGCAAGAGGATGAGAAGGACGAGGCCGACATCCAAGCGGTGCAAGCGCAGGCGATCGCGTCGCTCGTGACCGCCGGCTACACCGCGGATTCGGTCGTGGCCGCGGTGGTCGGTGGCGACCTCACGCTGCTCGAGCACTCGGGGCTATTCTCGGTGCAATTGAACCCGGCCGGCTCGACGCCGGCGCCCGCTGACGAGGCCGCTCGGGCGATCGCGAAGCTCGTCGCGCCGCATCTTGCCGACAAGGGCAACGGTTCGGCGTGACGCGACCCGGAGAATCGGCGCAGATGGATACTCCGCGACTGCCGCGTGAGAACCTCGTGCGGATGATGGGTCGGGGCTCGATCGAGCTCCGACACGCCGAGGATGCCGCTGGCGACGCCTCGGGGATGCCGACGATGACGGGACGCTTCGCCGTGTTCAACACGTGGGCCCGGATCGACTCGGTGTTCGAGGGGCGGTTCATGGAGCAGTTCGCCCCCGGCGCGTTCAAGAAGACGTTCCGCGAGCGGCGCGATCAGATGCGGGTGACGTTCAACCACGGCCACGACCCGTCGCTCGGCGACAAGGTGCTCGGTCCGATCGACGAGCTCCGCGAGGATGAGGTCGGCGCGTTCTACGCCGTACCGCTGCTCGACACCGCGTACAACCGCGAGCTCGTGCCCGGGCTCGAGGCGGGCCTGTACGGGGCGTCGATGCGCTTCGCCGTGCACCGCGAGCTCGTCGACGAGCGTCCCGAACCGTCCGACTACAACCCGGAGGGGTTGCCCGAGCGGACCGTCAAAGAGGCCGAGGTGTTTGAATTCGGCCCCGTGACGTTCCCGGCCTACGCCGACGCGACCGCTGGCGTGCGCTCGATCACCGACGAGGTCGTGTTCGAGCAGTTCACCGAGAACCCGGCGCGCCTGGCCGGCCTGATCGACACCGTGCGCGCATCCAAGAGCTTCAACGTGGGCTTCGCCTCCGTGTCGCCGACCGTGACCGTGGCGAGCTCGAGCAACACCGCGGCGGCGCCCATCACGAACACGACGAACACCGTCACGCTTCGCAACACTCCGACGCCGGCAGGAGCCACCTCGGAGCGGACCACGGAACCGGAAGAGCAGCGCAAGGGGGGAAGCATGTACGACATCGACCGATTCGACTCCGTGGAGCTCCTGACCGCCCGCAAGGGCGAGATCGAGACGCGGCGCGAGTACCTCAACGCCGAGCACGGCGCCCGCGAGTTCACGCCCGAGGTCCGGGCGGAGTGGGACGAGCTCGGCGCCGAGCACAAGGCGATCCTCGAGCGGCTCACGCACCTGGCCGAGCGCCAGGCCGTGATCGAGGCGCAGGCCAAGCGCCAGGCCGTGATCACCGAGCCGACGCCGGTGCGCGGCGGTTCCACGCCGCCGGGGACGCGGCGCGGGCCCGACGACCCGCACGACCTGGCCGCGTACCGCGCAACGGCCTCGACGCCGGGCCAAGAGGCGCGGATGTTGCTGGACGGTGCGCGGCGCTCGATCGAGGTGACGGCGTTCCCCGAGCGGGCCGGCTTCGACGCCGACCGCCAGCGCGAGCTCGCCGAGCAAACGCTGCTCAAGCTCGAGCGGGGCGACGAGGACAACGACGGGGCCGCCGGCGCGTTCGCCCGCTACATGCTGGCGGTGGGCTCGCCGAGCTACCGCCGGGCGTTCGGCAAGTTCGCGATGAGCTCGCCGGCGCCGGCCATGTTCTCGCCGCAGGAGTCGCTCGCGGTGGAACAGGCGCGACAGGTGGCAGAGCGTGCGTTCACCCTCGGCTCGACCGGCCTGCCGGTGCCGTATCAGCTCGACCCGACGATCATCCCCATCTCGAACGGGTCGGTGAACCCCTACCGCACCATCTCGCGGGTCGTCCAGACGACCGTCAACGAGTGGCGCGGGGCGACGTCGGCCGGCATCACGGCCGCGTACGCCGCGGAGGGCACCGAGGCGTCGGACAACACGCCGACGCTGACCCAACCGGTGATCCCGGCGGTGCGCGCTCAGGCGTTCGTGCCGTTCTCGATCGAGGTCGGCCAGGATTGGGGCTCGATCGAGGCCGAGATGACGCGTGAGGTCGGTGACGCCAAGGACGACCTCGAGGCGACCAAGTTCACGCTCGGGACCGGGACGAACGAGCCGACGGGTCTGATCGTCGGCGCCTCGACCACGGTCGCCACGGCGACCACCGGGGCGTTCGTGATCGGCGACCTGTACAAGCTCGAGGAGGCGCTCCCGCCCAGGTTCCGCTCGAGGGCGTCGATCGTCGCGAACCGCTTCATCTACAACAAGGTGCGGCAGTTCGACACGGCCGGCGGCTCGGGCGTGTGGCTCGAGGGGTTGCAGCCGGGGCTCGCGAATCAGGTCCCGACGCCGGGCGCGATCGGCCAGCGGGTGCTCGGCTACCCGGCGTTCGAGGTGTCGGCGATGGACGCGGTGCTCACGACCGGGTCGGAGATCATGGTCGCGGGCGACTTCCGGTACTTCATCATCGTGGACCGGGTCGGCATGAGCGCAGACCTGATCCCGCACCTCGTGGGGACCAACCACCGGCCGACCGGCCAGCGTGGGCTCTACTTCTTCTGGCGCAACGGTGCGGAGGTCGTCAACGCGGCCGCGTTCCGCACCTTGCAGACGTAACAGGCCGGATGGGCCGAGGGGTGTCACGGCGCCCCTCGGCCCGCCGGGGAGCGGGAGGCGAGATGCCGGCAGCCAAGAAACCGACGGGGACGCTCCTGCGGGCGATCACGTCGGGCGCCTGGCAGGACCCGAAAACGATGGAGTCGTACTCGATCCGACAGGGCGAGCTCATCCGCTCGGATCACCCGGTCGCGAAGGCCGTGCCCGTGTGGTTCGAGCCGGCCGAGGACTTCGACCGGCCCGCGGTCGAGCAGGCCACGGCGGCGCCGGGCGAGAAGCGGGGCGCGTAGATGCCGGCCGGGCCGCGCACGATCCTCGGGACGAACCCGGCCGCGAACACGGAGTGTTCGGACACCGTGCCCGGCGCGACGAACGAGGTGCAGACGATCACCGGCACGCCCTCGGACGTGTTCGGGCTGTCGATCCAAGGCGAGTCGGGCCCGGCCACGCTCGCGGTCGACGCTACCGCCGCGGCGGTACAGGCGTACCTCCGGGCGTTCTCGGTCATCGGGCCCGACGGCGTCACGTGCACCGGCGGCCCGCTCGCCTCGACGATCACGTGCACGTTCGCCGGGCAATTGACGTCCGGTCGCAACATGGGGGCGCTCACGGTCACGGGCGGCGTGACGGGGCTCACCATCACGACGACGGTGGGCGGCGATGACGGCCGGCCGTGGTTGCTCTACTCCGTGTCGGTCGAGTGCGCCCAGGGCGCGACGCAGACGCCGTGGCCGTCGCTCGTGATCGACGACGGGACCAACGTCCTGTTCCGGGGGTTCTCGGGCACGGCGGCGATGAGCGCGGCGACCACGACGCAGCACACGTGGGCGCCGGGCCTCCCGGCGGTCGGCTCGGCCGCCTCGGTCGCCAACACCGGGCCGCTCCCGCAAGGGCTCGTGCTCCCGCCCGGCTACCGCATCCGCACGCTCACGACCGGCATCGGCGCGAACACGAACTACGGGGCGCCCGTTCTCATGGTGGCGGAGGTCTGATGCTCAAGATCACGGTCGAGCTCGCACCGCACGGCGACGAGGCGGCCGCCGAGGTGATCGCGTTCGCGAAGGTGTGCAACCTGCGCCGGCACGAGCCCGGCTCCGAGCTCGGGAGCTATCACGCCTACTTCGAGGCGCACGAGGTGCCGCGCTCCGAGCCCGGGCCCTACATGCCCGACGATCCGCGGCGCACATACCACAAGGTCGGCGACGCGATCGTCGAGGACTACCCGCGCCGCGAGGGGTCCGTGTGGGACCTGATCGCGACGATGCTAGACGGCGCCGGTTTCGGCCGGCCCGATCAACCCGTCGTCCACGACGGGCTCAAGCTCTCGGCGATCGGGGGTAGGTGATGGGACGTGAAAACGGCGCCTACGTCCGAGCTCGCACGGCGTTCGAGAAGGCGGGCAAGGACACGGCGCACCGGGCGAAGGCGGTCCCGTGCGGTCAGGTCGTCGACGGCGTGGCGTGCCCGGCGACGGGGTTGTACGTCGAGACGTTCCGCAAGGACCGCTACCACTTCAAGGGCACATGTGAGCTCGGCCACGTGACCGAGCGATACGGCTACGCGTCGCGAGAGGTGATCGACTGATGTCGACCATGCAGCTATACGGCAAGCTCGGCGCCAACGTGTTCGGCGGCGAGGCGTCGGGCGACGCGGCGCAGATGGACTACCTGTCGGACGCGATGCGGTTCACGCTCCATACGAACACGTACTCGCCGAACATCGACACCAACGAGGCGTTCGCCGACGCCACGAACGAGCTCTCGACCGCCAACGGCTACACGGCGAACGGGATCGCGATCGGGACCAAGACGGTCAGCTACAACGCCACCGGCAACGTGACGACCTACGATATGGACGACACGACCGTGACGTGGACCGCCTCGGGCGCCGGGCTCACGTTCCAGCACGCGGTGCTCCACGACGACACCGTGGCGACCGGCCCGCCGGCGAAGCCGCTCGTCGGCTACATCGACTGCGGCGCGCAGGTGATCACCGCCAGCAACACGTTCCTCATCACGACCGCGGCGACGGGGCTGTTCACGGCGACGGTCACCTGAGCGTGCCCCGTGGCGCTCTCGACGCCGGTCAACCGCTCGCAGATCAACAGCACCACGAACACGAACACCTATGCGGGCTCGAGCGGGTCGCCCTCGGCCGACGCCTTGCTCGTCGCGATCGTCTCGGCGACCGACGACTCATCCCACAACCCCGACACCCCGACGGTCGTCAACACGCCGTGGGGACTGACCTGGGCCCGGGACTCCCGTGGCGACAACCTATGGACGACGACGGGCACCGTCCGCCGTGGTGGGTGGGTGTTCTACGCGATGACGACGACCGCGCCGGGGGCGGACACGTTCGACGTGAACTTCGTTGACGCGGTCACGGGGTGCACGGCTGTGTGCGTTGAATACACGGGTGCGGACCTGTCGGGTGGTGCGTTGGCGGCGCTCGTGCAATGCACCGTCGGCGCAGGCTCGGGGACGACGTTCGCGCCGGCCACCCTGAACGCGGCAGGCCACGCGGACAACCGAGGGCTCGCGGCCTACGCGATGAACGTCACCTCGGCCACGGCGACGATCGACCACGACTCCGGCGGCGGTTGGTCCGAGCTCGTTGACCTGTCGCGAAGCACGCCGTCGCACGAGTACGCGGTCCATTACCACGGGACCGGCTTCGACACGACGCCGACGGCCACGCCCTCGGATGCGGCGTCGAAGGATTGGGGGGCGTGGGGTTTGGAGATCAAGGCCGCCGTCGCCGCCGCGGGCTCGCTCGTCGTCCCGACGGCTCGCGGCTTCCATCACTTGATGATCCGGTGAGGGGGTAGAAGGATGCCGAACACGTACACGGTCGAATTCAACGGGCAGGATCAGGCGGCCGCCGACGGCAACATGGATATGTTCGAGCTCCGTCCGAGCTCGTCGGCTGGCCTGTCGATCGCTCTCATCGGGGTGCACATCGACAACACCTCGGAGGTCGGGGACGCCGGCGAAGAGATGATCAGCTACTCGATCCTGCGGATGACCGGCGGCACGTTCTCGACGGGCACGGGTGGGACCACGCCGACGCCGGTCCCGGTCGAGCATGGCGCGATCGCGGCGAGCTTCGCGGCCGACGCGGTCAACGACGCCGTGGCGACCACGACGGGGACCACCGTCACGGTCGTGTCGCGGGGGTTCAACGTGCGGACCGGGCTCGACCTGTGGTTGCCGCCCGAGTGCTACATCCGCTGCCCCGGCATCGCGAACGCGGCGATCCTCATGCGGTTCAACACGACGGTGGCCGATACCGTGACCTGGCAGGGTACGGCGTGGGTGATCGAGGGGTGAGGTGAATGGCGGGCGTCTACCGCGTCCGCTGGCGTCGTCCGCCGCGTCCGCGGTTCGTCCCCACCGCGGTCGCCGGATCGGTCACGATCGTGGTCGACACCCCGGGCGCGCTCACGTTCTCGGGGCAGGCTCCGCCGCTCCGACTGACGATCGCGGCCACGCCCGGGGCGCTGACGTTCGCGGGTCAGACGATCGGGCTCACGAACGCCGTCACCCCGACCCCGGGCGCGATCACGTTCTCGGGTGGCACGGCCGAGCTCCGCACGACGCTCGTCGCGACCCCGGGTGCACTCACGTTCTCGGGCTCGAGCACGATCACGCTGCTCGTCGTCACGCTCGTGATGGTCGACACCCCTGGCGCCCTCACCCTCGCAGGTCAGACGGCGGGCCTGCGGACCACGATCGCGGCTACGCCCGGCGCGGTGACGTTCTCGGGCTCGACGATCGGGCTCACGCAGGCCATCACGCCCACGCCCGGCGCGGTGACGTTCTCGGGGCAGACGACGCCGCTTCGGCTGACGATCACCACGGCGCCCGGCGCGATCGTGTTCTCGGGCTCGACGATCGAGCTCCGCGAGGTGCTCACCCCTACGCCGGGCGCCCTCACGCTCGCCGGCTCGACGATCGGCCTGACCAACACGATCACGCCGGCGCCCGGGGTGCTCACCTTCGCCGGCGCCGGCGACATCGTGTTGCAGATCATCACGCCGGGGTTCCCGGTCACGGTCCCCGGTGCGATCACGTTCTCGGGGGCGACCACGATCGGCCTGCGGATGATCCCCGGCGTGCACCTGGGCGACGCGGGGGCCCAAGGGCGGGGGGTCGAGATCGGGATGCAGGGGCGCGGCCGCGAGCACGACTCGGAGGCCGCGAGCATCGACGCGTGACCGCTCGCGCATCCTGGGGCCGTGGATCGCATCCTCGCGGGCACGGCCGGCACGGTCGAGGTGCTCAATTACGATTCGGATGGCGCCCTCGCCAACGCCGGCGTTGGCGACGGGTCGGCCGCCGTCACCGATAGCGCCGGCGTCGCGATCGCGGGCTCGCCGTTCACGGCAACCAACGTCTCCACGGGGTTGTATCGGTTCCAGCTTCCGGCTGCGCTCACCACGCTCGACACCTACTCCGTCGCGTGGACGATGCCGGACGCGACCACGCGGGCGAGCGAATTCGAGCTCGTGGGCTCGTTCATCTTCACGATCGCGAGCCTGCGGGCGTTCGACACCGCGCTCGCCAACGCCTCGACCTACCCGGCCGCCGCGATCCGCGACGCCCGCGAGCTCGTCGAGGACCGCTTCGAGCGGGCCGCCGGCGTCTCGTTCACGCTCCGCGGCCGGCGCGAGGTGATCGACGGCTCGGGGCGCTCGACGCTTTGGCTCGACGAGCGCCTGATCTCCCGGCTCGTGCACGTGAAGGTGTCGGGCACCGTCCAGACGGGGGTCACGTTCGACGAGCATGGGAAGCTCACCGGGTCGTTCCCCGCGGGGGTTCGCAACGTCGAGGTGCTGTACGAGCACGGCCACATGCCGACGCCGGCGCCCATCCACGACGCCGCGAAGCGGTACGCTCGCGAGATGCTCGTCAAGGGCGCGTTCGACGACCTGTCGCGGGCCACCGGCATCCAAACCGAGCTCGGGTTCTACCGCATCACGCAGGCCGGCAAGGAACGGCCGACCGGCATCCCCGACGTCGACGCGGTGCTCGCAGCGTACGACCGCCACATGCCCAACGTCGGATGAGCACCTCGGCGCAGTCGGCGGTCGAGGACGCGCTCCTGGCGGCGTTGCAGGCCGACGGCACGCTCGCGGCGATCGCCGGCCCGCCGCAGCTGTTCGAGCCGTCCGACCCGCTCGACGAGCACGTGTGGATCGCCGAGGACGCCGAGCTCACGCAGGACGTGCACACGACCGGGAACGTGCCGACGCGCCAAGAGGACTTCACGATCCGGGTCGTCGTGTTCGTCGTGATGACCGGCAACGACTACGCGGCGGTGCGGAACCGCGGCGTCGAGCTCGTGGCCGCGGTCGAGAACGTGGTTCGGACGAACTTCACGCTCACGGGCTCCGCGTTCTTCGCTGACGTCTCGAGCATCCGGCGGACCTCCGCGGGGTGGGACAAGCGGCGCGGCGTGGTGCACGAGGTCGCGATCCGGTGCCGAACCTACATCTAAGCGTGACCGGACCCGGAGGATAGGGACGTGGCGACCAAGTACCACCTCGACGACCCCGCAACGGTCGACCTCGACGACGGTCGGGTGGTCGCCAAGTTCGCCGCCGGCGACCGGACCCCGAAAGACGACGTCGAGGCCGAGGCGCTCGCCCACCTCGTCGCGATCGGCGTCGCCTCCGTCGTGAGCTCGAAGGGGGACTAGGGTGGCGCTCAACAAGAAGATCGCGCTCATCGGGATCGACCGCCAGGTGTCGGGCAAGGGCACACTCGCCGCCACGGCGACCTACGCGATGGGCCTGCGCTCGGGGACCGTGTTCGACGCGGGGATGGATCAGACGTACGAAGAGCTCACCATCTCGGACCGCTTCCCGCCCTCGGCCTACCGCACCGCGTTCCACCCGCAAGTGGAATTCACGACCCGAGCGTGGCCGCGCTCGATCGGGCTGTTGCTGTACGGGGCGCTCGGGTCCATCTCGACCTCCGGAGCGGGCGATCCGTGGACCCACACGATCACGCCGGGGGCGACGCCGCTGTACCTGACGGCGTTCGCGCAGTTGGACACGGAGTACCAACGCCTACGCGATTGCCGGATCGAAACGCTCGAATTCACCTGGGACAAGGCCGAGCCGCTCGAGGTCAACGTCCACATGCTCGGCACGATCCCGACCCTGTACCAGTCGGCGCCGACGGTCACGAACAACGACTCGGATCAGCAGTCGTTCTACCCGGCCGGCGGCACGTTCCAGTTGGACACGGACTCGACGACGCCCGTCACCGCCGATGTCACGGGGGGCTCGATCAGCATCTCGAACCACCTGATCCCGATCGACCTGTCGCGGGCGCTCACGCCCGATGACAACTGGCCGGGGCTTCACGAGATCACCGTGACGCTCCGTGTGATCCCGACCGACACGACGATGTTCCGCGAGATCGTGACGGGCTCGGGGGCGGGCACCACGGTGTCGAACGCGCCCATCTACGGGTCGTTCCTGACCACGTTCGTGATCAACGCCGGCACGCGTGAGCTCACGATGACGGCGACGCGCATGGCGTGGACGACGGAGTACCCCGAGGCCGACCCGGCCGGTGGACCCGCCGAGCTCGAGATGACGGCGACCGTGCTCAAGCCGGCGGGCACGGCGTTCACCGCGACGCTCAAGAACCAGACGGCGTCTTACCCCGGGTCCTGAGATGGCCGAGGACGTCGTCATCCGCCTCGACGAGCTCACCTGGGGCGAGCTCGAAGAGCTCGAACGCCTCGCGGGCCCCGAGGCAACCGAGGCGCTCATGGCCGGCAACGTGCGCCCCTCCGCGATGGTGCCGCTCATGTGGATCACGATGCGCCGCGCCGACCCCGCCGTGACGATCGAGGCCGTGCGCCTCATGCCGATCACGACGCCGATCCGGGTCGAAGGGGAAGCGGCAAACCCTACGGTGGGCGGCGATCGAGCAAACGGTCGGAAGCTCTCGCCGCCCTCTGCCACTTCTTCGGCTTCGGACCTAGTGAATTCAAGCGGATGACCCTCGCCGAGGTGTCGGCGTTCTCGGACTACATGCGCGACTACCAGAAAGCGGTCGAGCGGGCGAACAAGCGGGCGGCACGCCGATGACGGTCGCGAAGGTCGAGGTCGTGGGCCTCAAACAGTTCCGCGCCGACCTCAAGCGCGCCGGCTCGGAAGGACCGCGAGCGCTCGCGAAGGCGATCAAGGCCGGCGGCGAGCCCGTGCTCGAGGCGACCAAGGTCAAGGCGCAACGGGCATCGCGCACCGGCCACCTCGCGGGTTCGTACGGGATCAAGGTGCGGACCACGACGGGCTCGATCACCTCCAAGGCCGACTACGCCGCCGGCGCCGATTGGGGCAAGCGTGGCCGGTGGCGCGGGTTCTTCCGCTACGGCCAGCCGCCGCGGTTCGCCGGCGCGGCGCTCACGGAGAACGCCGAGCGCGTACAAGACATCATCACCAAGGGGCTCGACGACATCGTGACCGTGTACGGGTGGGCTAAGTGAGCTCCCGCGAGCTCAAGATCATCTACTCCGGCGACGCCTCGGGCGCGCTCAAGGCCGTGTCGGACATCGAGAAGGCCAACGCCGGCCTCGGCGACAAGATGAAGGCGGTCGGCTCGAAGATCGCCGGCGTCGGTAAGACGATGACGCTCGGCCTCACCCTGCCGCTCGTCGGGTTCGGCGCCAAGGCGGTCGCCGAATTCTCCGAGGCCGCCAAGGGGATCGCGCAGACCGAACAGGTGATCAAGTCGACCGGGGGCGCCGCGAACGTCACCGAGCGCGACATCGACAAGCTCACGGGCCGGCTCGGCGAGCTCGCCGTGGTCGATGACGACGTCGTGCGCTCGGGCGCCAACATGCTGCTCACGTTCACGAACATCCGCAACGAGGTCGGCAAGGGCAACAACATCTTCGACCAGGCGACCAAGATCGCGCTCGATATGTCGACGGCGCTCGGGACCGACCTGGCGAATCAGTCGATCCAAGTGGGCAAGGCGCTGAACGATCCGATCAAGGGCATCACCGCACTCTCGCGGGTCGGCGTGACGTTCACCGAGCAGCAAAAGAAACAGATCACCGCGATGGTCGAGGCCGGCGACACGATGGGCGCCCAAAAGCTCATCCTGGCCGAGCTCACGAAGGAATTCGGCGGGCAGGCCAAGGCCGCCGGCGAAGCGGCGAGCCCGATGCAACGCCTCGGCGTCGCGTTCGGCGACATCGCCGAGAAGGTCGGGGCGCTCCTGATCCCGTTCCTCGAGAAGCTCTCGGGCGTCGTGCAAAAGGTCGTGGGGTGGTTCGAGGGCCTGTCGCCCGAGGGGCAGAAACTTGCCGTGACCATCGGGTTGATCGCCGCCGCCGTCGGGCCGGCGCTGATCGTGTTCGGCAAGATGGTGACGGCGTTCGGCGCGATCACGCAGGCGTGGGACAAGCTCAAGCTCGCGTTCGCGGCGAACCCGTGGGTTCTCGTCGCGGCCGCGGTCGTCGCCCTCGTCGTGGTGATCGTCAAGAACTGGGACTCGATCAAGGAATTCCTGCTCAAGGTGTGGAACGCGATCAAGCAAGCCGCCTCGACGGTGTGGAACGCGATCAAGGGCGTGCTCACCGGCGTGTGGGAAGCGATCAAGACGGCCATCACGACCTACATCGGGTTCTACAAGGCGCTGTTCACCGGCGCGTGGGAAGCGATCAAGACGGCGGCTCGAGCGGCGTGGGGCGTGATCAAGACGGTGATCATCGAACCGATCCAGGCGATCCGCGAGCGCATCGGCGACGTCCTGGGCACGATCAAGGAAGTGTGGTCACGGGTGTGGAACCGGCTCGAGGAGATCGGCACGGGCGTGTGGGCCGGGATCACCGGCGCGGCCAAGACGGCGCTCAACGTCCTGATCGGGATCATGAACGGGCTCGTGATGGGTTGGAACGCGATGATCCGAGGCTTCAACGCGATCCCGCTCGTGCCCGACATCCCGACGATCCCGCACATCCCCTACCTCGCCCAGGGCACGCGGGCGTTCGCCGGCGGCCTGGCGATCGTGGGGGAGCTCGGGCCCGAGCTCGTGAACCTACCGCGGGGTGCCGATGTGCGATCCGCCGCCGAGACGAACCGGATGCTCGGGGCCACGTTCGTCACGAACGTGACCGTGAACGCCGGCTCGGTGATCGCCGAGCGCGACCTCATGCGCCAGGTCCGCAAGGCGGCCCAGGAGGGCGCCAACCGCAACGCTCGGCGCACCGGGTTCGGCTCCGCGGCGTGACCCCGACCCGACACTAGGGCCGTGGCCGTTCTCGACGTCGTGTGGTTCGGTCCGACCTCGGTCGGCAACGGCAACTACCTGTCGCTCCAACCGGCGGGCTCGACCGAGGTGGTGATCCACAACGTGCACGTGCCGGTCGACAAGGCCGTGCAATTCGTCGTGTGGGATGGGACGAACGAGATCGTGATCGACGACGACGCCACCTATGCCGGCCGCCAGGGCGTGCAATGGCATTGCACCAACGCCAAGTATTACCGCGTCAAGAACGTCTCGGGGGCGCCCATCTTCCTCGCCGCCGACGGCGTCGTAACGAGGGCGTGAGCTCGTGGGGACCACGAGCTTCTACCTCTCGCCCAAGGACGTTCCCCGCGACGTGATCATGGCGGGCCTCGCCGCCGCCCGACCCGCGCCCGGCGCGGCGCTCCGCGGCGCGTTGTGGTTCTCGACCGACTCGTCGATCCTGTACCGCAACAGCGGCTCGGCGTGGGTCACGCTCGCCTCGCCGGGTGGCGCGGCCACGATCGCGATCGAAGAGGGCGACGTCGGCCTGGGGACCGCGGCGACGATCGACTTCGATGCCGCCGACTTCGCCATCTCGGTCGCGGCGTCCGAGGCCGAGGTCGCCATCGCGACGAACGCGATCACGAATGCGAAGCTCCGCCAGTCGGCCGGCCTGTCGGTGATCGGCCGCTCCGCGAGCACGACCGGCGACGTGGCCGACATCACGGCCGGCACCGACGCCCACGTTTTGCGCCGGTCGGGGACCGCGATCGGATTCGGTCAGGTCGACACGGGCGGGATCGCCGACGCGGCCGTGAGCTACGCGAAGATGCAGGACGTCTCCGCCATCTCGCGCCTGCTCGGGCGCGGTTCGGCGGCCGGGGTCGGGCCTCCGGTCGAGATCACCCTCGGGGCGAACCTGGCGATGACCGGAACCACGCTCTCGGCCACCGGCGGCGGCGGCGGCGGGATCAGCATCGTCGACCTCGCCTCCGCCTACGGCGTGACCGGGGACAACACCGGCAACCAGGCGACGGCGATCAACCAGGCGATCCTCGACGCCTCGGGCTCGACGGCCGCCGAGGGGCTCGGCTCGCTGCTGCTCCTGCCGCCCGGTCAGGTGCGGATCACGTCCTCGATCGAGATGCGGTCCCAGGTGTGGCTCATGGGGCACGGGATGGGCGCCACGCAGATCGAGGTCGTGGGCGCGTTCCACGCGATCGTATTGCAAGGTGCGCCGACCACGAACGAGCACATCCTGACCCAGGTCACGGACCTGCACATCGACTGCAACGGGCAGACGGGGACCAACGACGGCATCCATTACGACCAGACGGCCGGCGACAACAACTGGCCGATCACGGGCTCGGACCCGATCCACACGATCGAGCGGGTGCGCGTCACGGGCGCGAACGGCTACGGCATCCGCCTCATGGGGGAGGCGTCTCAGGAGGGGCGTGTTTTGTGGTGCTACGCCCGCGATTGCGATATCGCCGGGTTCTTCGCCGACTCGGGCGCCGACTGTTGGTTCATAAACTGCACCGCGAGCTCGGGCGCCGGGGTCGGCTTCCAGATCAGCGGCGGGAACAACCGCGTCGTCGGGTGCAAGGCGTTCTTCTGTGACACCGACGGGTTCGCGCTCTCGTCCTCACGCGGTGAGATCACGGGATGCGAGTCTCAGGACAACGGCCGTCACGGCTTCAACATCACCGGTTCGGATTGGGCGGTGAGCGCCTGCGCGGCCGACTCCAACAACCGCCTCAACACGTCGGGCGACGGGTTCGTGATCGCCGGCGCCCGGACCGTTCTGTCGGGCATACAGGTCTACGGGCGGAACGGCGGCGACGGCGCGATCGCCCACGGGGGCTCGGGCTCGGGCGACGGGGTGCACCGCTACGGGCTGAACATCACGGCGCAGAACATCTCGGTTCAGGGGCACATCAAGAATTGGATGACGACCGGGGCGGCGATCAACAACACGCAGTCGGCACAATCGATGTCGTTCGACGGCCTGACGTACTCGGGGATCGCCAACCGCTTCGCGATCACGTCGAACGCGAGCGCGAACGGCGGCACCGGGGGCGTTCAGGTGCTCTCGTCGTTCACGATCCCCGACAACGCGCTGTTCCTCGGCACGACGTATCGGTGGTGGGCCTCGGGCACGCAGACGCACGGCAACGTCGACGTCGTGCAGACGTTCCGCCTCCGGATGCACAACGCGTTCGCGAACATCGTCACGCTCTACTCGACGGCTCACTCGCGCTCGGGCCTGAACCAAGGGGCGCTCCATGGGTCGAACACGACTCGGGTCGTATCGGGCGCGGGCGCCTCGACGAACATCACCGTGACCGGGATCGAGACGGCTGACGTCCTCGTCAAAGTGTTGCGGTTCACCACGGCCGCGTCGATCGCGACGATGACTGACATCACCTCGACGTGCACGATCACGGCACAGAACACGATCCAGTCGAGCCTCAACACGACCGGCGATCAGCTGCTCGTCGAGTGGGGCCGTCAATTCGCCCCGAACGGGACGATCGCCACGGCGCGGGATTGGTTCGGGATGGGCGTCGTGACCGCCCGAACGGCGCCGAGCGCATCGCAGACGCTCATCGGAGGGGGTCACGTCCACTTCACCGGCACCGACCAGGGCGGCGTCCCCAACGCGTCGGGGGGGTTCGACACCGACGCGCAGAACACCGGGACGCTCGACGGCACCGCCGTCGTCACGCTCGACGCGTCCATCGAATTCGGGGCCGGCCGCACGTCGGCCGACATCTTCACGCTCGAGCAGTTCGTGGTAGAGCGGGTGGCGTAGGTGGCCGGTCCGGTGTTCACGGTCGAGGCCGCGTTCACCACGCCGCCGCTCACCACACCGACGGCGGGCACGTCCACGCAATCCCCCACCGGGCTCGGGCGGTTCGTGTCGGGTGGGATGACCGAGATCGGGCGGTTCGTCCGGGGCGGGATCGACGAGACGGGCCGGGAGTACCTGGCGACGAGCGAGGACTGGACCGACATCACGCCCTTCGTCCGCTCGGTCGAGATACGGCGAGGACGCGATCACGAGCTTGGTCAGACGCAGGCGGGCGAGTTGGGGTTGCGTCTGCGGAACACCGACCGGCGTTTCGACCCGACGAACGACGCCGGGCCGTACTGGCCGAACATCAAGCCGATGCGCCGGGTCCGGGTGCGGGCAACCTGGCAGTCGGTGACCTATGACCTGTTCACGGGGTTCGTGGAGAACTGGGGTCAGACGTGGCCGTCGCGGCCCGTGAAGGAGGCCGGGGACGCCGAGGTGACCCTCCAGGCGACCGACGCCTTCAAGCTCCTGACGCTGTTCGAGATCGGCCAGACCTACTCGGCCGCAGTCCTCGCCGACGAGCCGATCGGCTATTGGAAGCTCGACGAGCCCGCAGGGTCCACGGCCGTCGCCGACCTCGGGAGCGGGAACAACGACCTGACCCCGACGGCGCTCACGCTCGGGACGTTCCCGAACCCGATGGCCGGGGGGCAGTACGCGGCCCGGTGGACCGACGGGGTGACCGGCTACGCGACGAACGCGGGGGTTCACGCCTCGCACCTGTCCTCGAGCGACCGCATCCTCGAGGCGTGGGTGTATCCGACCGGGGGCCCGACCGCTAACTGTTTCCTGTACGAGATCGACGACGCGGGCTCGGGGAGCCTGTGCCGCATCTGGTACGAGTCGAGCGCGGGCACGATCAACGTCGTCACGTGGTCGGACCCGCCCTCCTTCGGCCTGGGTTCCTCGATCTCGTCGCCGGGCTTCCTGACGCTCGACGAGTGGCAACACATCGTCATCCACATCCGGTGTCAGGGGATGAACGCCGTCGACCTGTATCGCAACGGCGCGTTCGTGGAACGCCTCGGGGTGAGCGGCCTCGGCACGCATACGTTCTTCACCAATCCGGCCGGGTCGCTCGACCTCATGGTTGGGAATACCCTCGGTGGCCCGACCGCCTCGCAGAACTGGCGCGGGATGCTCGCCCACGTCGCGGTCTACGTGGCCGACTACCCGTTCACCGACTACCCGGTGATCACGCCCGAGCGGGTCGCCCGGATCGTCGCTCACCACAACGTGCAGATCGACGACTTCGCCCCGGCGCTCGCCGGTCAGATGCTCCACTACCTCCTCGACGGGATGGGGTGGCCCCCCTCCGAGCGGGCGATCGACGCCGGGACCACGCTGATCCAAGAGATCGAACCGTTGGGATCGAACCTGAGCCTCATGTTGCAGATCGCCGAGGACACCGAACAAGGTCAGTTGTTCGTCGGCGGCGACGGGAAGATCGTGATGCACGAGCGGGCGACGACGCTCCCGGCGCCGGTGGCGATCTTCGGCGAGGACGGCGCGGAGGTGCCCTACGCCGAGCTCGTCATCCGCGACGACGACCAAGACCTTTGGTCGCGGGTCCTCGTGGACCGGGGGACCGGCCGCGTGTTCACGGCCGAAGATGCGGCGGCCCGTGAGGAGTTCGGTCCTCGCACGCTCCAGACGCGCTCGACGCTCCTCGCGCTCGACACACAAGCCGAGGACCTTGCCGCGGCGCTCCTCGCCCGCTACAAGGACCCGCACGAGCGACCCGTGCAACTCGTCCTCTCGGGCGGGAACGAGGCCGCGCAGACACAGATGCTCGCCCTCGAGCTTGGTGATCGTGTGTCGATCATCCGCCGCCCCCCGCCCGCCGGGTCGGACCCGATCACGCTCGATGCCCGCGTCGAGGGGATCGCGCACCACATCGTCGGCGCGGAGGCGATGACCACGACGCTCGACCTCGTGCCCGTGTTCGGCTACTGGATTCTCGAGGACTCCGTGTGGGGGTTGCTCGACGAGACGACGGTGGTGGGCTGGTGAACCCGTTCACGACGCCACGCACGTGGACCCCTGGCGAGATGGCGACCGGGGCGATCCTCAACGCGCACATCCGCGACAACGAGCTTTGGTTGCAGATGGTGGCCGAACAGGCCGGGCGCGTCGGGTCCTACGTGGCCGAGGATTGTTACTTCGCGCCGGGCAACGGCACCTCGCCCTACCTCGCCGGCGGCGTGGCGGCCTCGCTCACGACCGGGACCGTGACGCCGCTCACCGGCACCTCGGTGGCCGCCGGGCATCCCGGTGTCGTCTCGGTGAACACCGGCACGTCAACGAGCGGCGCCGCCGGCCTGATCGGCGCGGCCGACCTGTTGTGGGGCAACGGGGTGTACGAGGTGTGGTTCGAGGTGATCCTCGGCCTGTCGTCGCTCTCGGACGGGACGAACCGCTACACGGTCCGCACCGGGGTGGCCGACAGCGCCACCACCGAGCCGATCGACTTCGTCGGGTTCCGCTACGTCGACAACGTCAACAGCGGCGAGTGGGTCGCCGTGTGCCGACAGAACAACACCGAGACGACGCTCGACACGAACGTGCTCGTCGCGACGCCGTTCGCCCGGCTCGGGTTCGTGATGAACGCGACGGGGACCTCGGTCACGTTCTACTCGGCCGACGCCGCGGTCGGCTCGATCACCACGAACATCCCGACGGCGCCCACGCGGGCGTTCTCGTTCATGCCCGGCTCGATCGTCAAGTCGCTCGGGACCACCTCGAGGTCGCTGTACGTCGACGCCTACAGCTACGCGCTCCCGTGTGCCCGATGAAAGGATGAACCGATGACGCTGATCGGCGGCTACCCCTACGCACGTTTCGCGACCGAGATGGCCGAGGTCAGCACCGTGCCCCTCGATATGGATCGCATCTTCGTGCAAACCGACACCTGGGGCACCGGCGAGTGGAACGACGTCGTCGCCTCGATCAACGCCGAGCGCACCGTGATCGTCTCGACCAAGCTCTCGGGAACGTGGGCGAATGCCGCCACCGGCTCGAACGACGCCCGCCTCGACGCCGTGGTGAACGGCCTCGTCGCGCTCGACGTCTCCGACCTGGCGGGGACGCCATGCCTGAGCTTCAACCACGAGCCCGAGAACGACGGGCCGTCGCCGGCCGACTACAACAAGATGTGGCGACACTTCGATCAGCGGTACGCGGCGAAGCTCCGCGCCGCGGGGTGGGACCTCGCCTACATCTTCATGGGCGGCACCTGGCGCGGGTGGACGCCATGGTCGATCGCGCAGCTTGAGCAGTCGATCGCGGGCACGTCGGTGACGAAGGTCTACGCCGACATCTACGAGAAACCGGGCACGCCGTGGGCGACAAAGGCGTGGACCGATCCCGACTCGACGAGCTCGCCGTTCCGCGCCTACGCCGACTGGTGCGAGGCGAAGGGGTACGAGGCGGGCCTGCCCGAGGTCGGGGTGAACCGCAAACAGGTCGATGACGGTTCTCAAGCCACGTTCCTCGACGCGCTCGCGAGCTCGAAGATCGCCGGCATGGCGGACCTGTTCATCTACTACGATCGCGACGTCGGCGAGGGCGGGGCGACCTCGAACACGCGCCTACTCCGACCCGATGCGTTCGAGGCGTTCGGCGGGCTGTACGATGCGGTCGTGACGCCTCCGCCGCCACCGAGCGGCGACTGTTCCGAGGTCGAGGCCGAGCTCGCGGCGACGAAGGCGACGCTCACGGCGACCGCGGCCGAGCTCGCGGCGACGAAGGCGGACCTCACCGAGGCGCTCGCGCACCTGGCGAGCACGACGAGCGAACGCGACGAGGCGCTCGCGAAGATCGACGCGGCCGTCGCGGTCCTGTCGTGACCCCGACCGCACCCTTGAGGGGTGCTCGTGGCGCTGTTCCAAACGAACGAGGGGCGATGGTCCGACCCCGTGTTGCCGCAGGGCTACCGCCACGAGACGAGCTCGCGTCTGCGGTTGATCCGCGGCGAGCTCCATATCCGCGAGCCCGGTGGTGAATTCGGGCCGTACCGGCCGCGCCCCGAGGCGATCAGTCGGTTCGTCACGCGACTGACGGCGGCGAGCTCCCCGGGCCTGGCGCTGTTCATCGCCAACACCCGGGGCAAGGGCGTCCGAGCTCGAGTCGTGGAGCGCGATCAGCCGTTCGGCTACATCTACCCGACGGTCGGGGACTGCCGCGACAACTACCCGAACATGGTGGTCGAGCACAACCTGGCCGGCCAGATGGTCAAACTGCAATCGCCGGCGATGCTCGCCTACCACGAGGCCGAGCGCCTGTTGGGCCGCCCGATCCGGATCACCGGCATCGGGTGGCGCTCGTGCGCCTCTCAACGTGCGCTCTACGCGTCGGACCCCGGTCGCTTCGCCGACCCCGACTACTCGCGGCATTGCCGCGGGCTGGCGATCGACGTCGAGAACACGCCGGCCAACCTCAACAGTCGATCCCACAACGCGCTCGTCGCCGTCGGGTTCTGTTTCGGCGTGAGCGGGGAACCCTGGCACGCGGCGTATTCGGAGTGCGGGTGATCGCGGAGATCGACCACGAGGTGATCGTGGCGGCCATCGGTGCGATGGCCGTCATCGGTGCCGCTTTCACCACCGGCATGTTCGCCTACCTGGCGGCCAAGTTCCGCAACGGCAAGGCCGAGGTCGATCGGCGGCTGGACATCATCGAGCGCGAGATCGAGGCTCATCACCCCGAGCTCACGCGGAAGGGGGACGCATGACCAGACCATCGGAGACGGTCACCGCCGCCGTGGGCTCGATCCTCGGCGCGTTGTTCGCGATCCTCGTCGCCTACGGGGTTGACATCCCCGACGGCGTACAGACGGCGGCCGTCGTGCTCGTCGCGTGGATCGCCACCGGCGTGACGTGGTTCTACGCCCGGCGCCAACGCGCCGGCGCGCTCGGCTCGGCGCCCGACGGCAAGGTCACCACGTGAGCGGAGGGGACGGCGTGACCCACGCGTCAAGCTGACTGGCGGGGTCCCTCCCCAATTGCGGGCGGCTCCTGGGCCTCAGGCACCCGGGGGCCGCTCGCATCATGTGCGCTACAATGGGTCCCGTGAGCCGCGATGGGGGACGAACCGCGTAACTGTCGGTGGTGCTCGGCGCTACTCGGCGCCGGCGGGTTCTGCGCGCATTGTGACGGCCCGCCCCACGATCCCGCGACGTGTCCTCTGTGTGCGGCCGGCGATCGCGTGATGCGCGAGCTCGCCCGAACGATCCGGCGCCGCGGCTAGGGCCAGCGAACCGTCACCGACTTGTACGTGCAGTCGAAATCGCCCGAGTGGCGCACCTTCACGATCGCGACCCCGCCGGCGCGGCGCTTGACGCTGATCGTCCGGCCCGTGCAATCGCCGGTCCCGAATGCCTTGGCTGACAGCGGCCCCGACCCGACGCCCTCGACCCGCACCGTGAACCACGCCCATCCGACGGCGTTGCCGATCGTCGCGCCATACGTCTCGACTTCGTAGTCGGCGTAGTCGTCGACGATCACATAGGCCAGGTCCGACGCGTCGTACCGCACGATGTTGCGAGCGGCGTTCACGCTCACCTTGCCGGCCGACGCCGGACCTGCCAGCGCCAGCGTGAGCCCGACCGCCAGGCCGACCGCCAAGAACTTCCGCATGGTTTCCCTCCCTCCTATCCGGTGAGCGAGCGGCGGAACACCGCCGCCCGTCGTGCCGACTTCACCCGTGCGTATCGGTGGACGGTCGACAGGTTCGCGTGCCCGAGCGCCTCCATGGTCAAGAGCGGGTCCTGTGACCGCTCGTACACCTCGGTCCCGAACGTGTGCCGGGCCAGGTGCGGATGCCGCCGCCCCTCCGGAAGGCCAGCGTCGGTCGCGGCCTCGTGGAACCATCGCCAGATGGTCACCTTGTGGACGCCGATCAGCGGTCCCGTGGGCCTTGCCTCACGCAAGGCATCGACCGCTCGCCGGGCAGCGGGGGTGAGCTCGACGGCGTAGGGGCGGTCGTTCTTGACGTAGCGGAAGTGCAGCATCCCTCCGTGGACGTCCCGCGCCTCGACGCCGGCAAGTGATCCGATGCGGGCACCCGTCTCGAACAGGAGCGTGATCGCGTGCACTCGCTCGGTCGGCCGCCGGCGGGCCGCGGCGGCGAGGATGGCCCGGACCTCATGCGGCTCGAAGTAGTCGGGAGGCGGGTACTTCGGGCTCCGCGCCACGAGCTCGGTCGTCGGGTCCTGCTCCACGTACCCCCTCCGCTTCGCCCATCGGTAGAACCCTCGGAGCGCCGCGACGTACGCCTGACGGTTCGATCCCTTCGCGTTCACGGCGGCAAGGAACCGGTTGATCACGTCCTCGGTGACCGTCTCGGGGCTGGACCGGGTTCGGCGCAGGAACCGGAGCAGGTACGCCTCTCGCTGCTCGATCGTCGTGGAGCTCATCTCCCGGGCCGCCATCGCGTCGTGCCAACCGTCGAGCAACGCCCACAAGGCGTCCAGCGTCCCGGCGACGTGGAGGTGTGCGGGCACCTCATCCTCCCCCGCGCCCCCGGGTCCGGGGGGAAGGGCCATCGCAGACACTACGCCCGGATGATGCCCCCAGCCTGGCCCGGGACGCAAGCCGAGCCGGTCGGCGTAGGTCCGATGCCAGGTCGACAGACGGATGGACCCGGCGCGGGGCCGGGTCCGGGTCGGTCAGGAACAGGAAACCCGGCGGGCCGTGAAGGTTGCGAGCGAGGTACGGGGGCGTATCGCTCGCGGGATCGTAGTCGTCCGCGATCAGCCTGTCGGCCCTCGTGCCCGTGCGGTTCGCGATCGCCTTCACCGTCGAGAGTCGGACGTCGTTCTTGGCGTTGAGGATCGACCGCAACGTCTCCGGCGCGAGGCCGAAGGCGAACGCATAGCGGTCGGGGTTCCCGCCCCCGAGGCTCGTGATCAGCGCCGAGACGTTGCGGGCGAGTACCTCTTGAAGTGAGTGGTCCTTCGGCGCCTGTTCGAGCAGCGTACGGTCGATCGCCATGCCCAGGATGCTAGGGCTACGGAACATGGTTGACAACCCTAGGGTTCTAGCCTAGATTCCTGGGCCATGGGTTCTGGGGGAGCGGCGTACGGAGCGCGGCGCGGTCGGGGCGAGACGCGGGCGCTCGTGCTCGCACTCGCGCAGCAAGGGAAGACGGTCCGAGAGATCGCCCGCACGACGGACGTCTCCGAGGTCGCCGTGCGCAAGCACCTCCGATCGCTCCGCGACGCCGGCGAGCTCACCGTCGAAGAGGGCGCGGCGTGAACGGCCAGGGCTCCATCTTCGACGCCGTCGACGACGAGCTCCGCGAACGCGACCTGATCCCCGACCCGGGCCGACCGGCACCCGGCGCCTGGCATCGCAACGGGACCGACACGGAGCGCGCCGCGGCGCTCGCGGCCATGCCGCGGAAGGGCTCGCAACGGGCGCGGGTGCTCGAACGGTTCCAGAACGACCCCTACGGCTGGACCGATTACGAGCTCGGTGAGGCGCTCGGCATGTTCCGGTGGGTCGCTGGCACGCGGCGCGGGGAACTGATCCGCGACGGTTGGCCGATCGTCGACATCGGCGAGCGCCGGCCGACCGACACCGGGTCGAGCGCGATCGTGTGGGCGCTGCGGGAGCGCCCATGGACTGACGGAGGCACGAGGGGGAGGGAGAACCATGGCAACAAGAACAGCTAGGACCGCGGACCCGCTGGACGAGGCCGCGTTCCTGTCGCTCGTCGGTGAACGCCTCAAGACGGGCGGAGCGGTAGGCGAGATCGTCGCCTCGGTGCTCGATGCGATGGCGCTGGCGCCCGCGTTCGAGGAGGAGCTGGTCCGCGTTGGTGCGGTCAATGTGGCGCTGAAGGCGCTCAACCAGGCACCGCGCCGACACGCGTTGAGGACCGTCAAGGTGCGCTCACAGCGCGACGCGACCTCGGGGTACCGGTCGGTCGTGGTCCGCAGCGAACTGCGGGATTGGCCGCTCTCGACGGCGTCGGGACGCCGGGTGGAGTTGGCGACACCGGCCGAGGTGGACGCCGAACTGACCCACATCGGCAACGTGATGGCAGGGCTCGCCTCGCACGCTCGCGTGCTTCGCAAGCTGCGAGACGAGGCGATCGCCGCGGGCGTCGCGACGTGCGGGGAACTGTCCGACGACGTACTTGAGGCGTGTCTGTGGGAGGGGGTCCGAGATGCCAGCAGCGAAGGGTAGGGCAGCACCGACCGTCCTCGAGGTGCCGTCGATCCAGACGGAAACGCTTGAGTTCGCGATCATCGGCACGGCACCGCTCGTCTACAACTCGATGAGCGAGAAGGCGAAGCGGGAGTTGATGCTTCCCGCGTCGCAGCAGGAGAAGAAGCAACGCAAGGCGCTCGGCGTGTTGAAGCATCACCCGAGGGAGGAGTACCGCAACTCAACCGTGCGCCTGGCCGAGGGCCCGACGCTGCTCGGGTTCCCCGCGCCGGCGTTCAAGGCCGCGATGATGGACGCCTCGGCCGACGCCGCGGCGTTCAAGACCGAGATCGCCCGGCTCGTGCGGGTGGACTTCTACTCGATTCCCATCTGGGGCCTTCCGCGCCTGTTCATGGCCACGGTCAAGACCGCGGACCAGGCCAAGACGCCTGACATCCGCACACGAGCCATCCTGCCGGAATGGGCGACGACGATCCGCGTGACCTTCGTCGCCAACCGGCTTAACGCGCAGACGATCACCAACCTGCTGTCGATGGCCGGCGTTACGCAGGGGATCGGAGACTTCCGCCAGGGCAAGGGCAAGGGAAGCTTCGGCACCTTCGAGATCACCGACGCCGCATCACCGGCGTTCCACGCGATCCAGCAGCAGGGGCGCGAGGCTCAGGATGCGGCCATCGCCGACCCCGTGCCGTTCGACCTCGGGAGCGAGGAACTGCTCGCCTGGTGGGACGCCGAGGTTGATCGCCGGGGCGTGGACGTTGCATGAGTCTGCCTAGCGGTCATGGCGTGGCGTGGAGCGGCTGGGCCAGGCTCGGCGGGGCTCGGCATGGCGAGGCCTGGCGGTCGGGGCGGGGCGAGGCGCGGCGGGGCGAGGCCTGGCGGTCAGGGCTTGGCGGGGCGAGGCGCGGCGTGGCGTGGCGAGGCGCGGCGGTCGGGGCTAGGCGGGGCGAGGCCGGGCTGGGCACGGCATGGCGCGGCCGGGCGGTCATGGCGGGGCGGGGCGAGGCGCGCCTAGGCTTGGCGTGGCGCGGCACGGCTTGGCGGTCGAAACGAGGCACGCCTAGGTTAGGCCGGGCAGGGCATGGCGAGGCCCGGTCGTCTCTCGTGGGGGAGGGGATACCGGGGTCGCGGTCGACCGAAGGTGACGCCGGCTGCGGTGGATCGGCCCGCGCCGGGACCCACGCCGGGTCCCCTCTCCCCGATATCGAAGCCCTACTACGCCGTCACGGTGAG